TCTTCATCTTTCCAAGCATCTTCTTTAGATTCGCCATACATCTCATCAAGCGCTGTTCTAATTGACATAACACCACCTTGCTTAGCCTTTGTAACTGTCTCAACAACAGCTTCAAACGATGGATTTGCATACTCTCCGAAATCAACATTCACGTCAAGATCAAGTAATTGTGACAAGCCCTTATTAGTCATTCCGTCTTTTACCATAAGCACACTTGTAATTAGCTTAGGAATCATCTCTGTAAAGGCTTCAATGATTGCGTTTCTTGTATACAGTGTTGTTTTCTCTTTCTCTCGCTGAGCTTCAGCATTCTCTAACTTCTTTGTATCAATGCCTAATGTGGATGGACTGATCAAGCCTTGTAGGCATAGATCCAAATAAGTAATGTAGCTCTGCAGATAGTTCTCTGTTGGGATTGAAGGCTGCACAACGCTGATTTGCTGTTTTGCGTCCTCACCAATAGCGTTTCCTGTTTTTATAAAGCGATCATCAAAGTCATTTGGTAAAAGGTCCATCCCATTAGCGCCTTTAGGCACTAACGAATCAGGGATGTACTTTGTCGCACGACCTGCTCTAACTGCATCTGCCCATTGTGAAACAACCTCATCAAGCGCATCGTATGAATCCTTTTTCTTGTCAAAAATTGATTCACCTCGACCTTTGTACATGGTTGATTCAAAGATAGAAAAAGGGATTGCCATCATAAAGCTTCCCTTTGTTTTTGTTTCCTCGTTATACCCACCAAACTGCACGTCTACTAGGTCCTTTGTTTCTTCTAGCTCATAAAGGTCCGTCTTATCCAAGCTATAACTATTGATATGAAATAGCTCATACTTAACATAGCCATACCCGTAGCGTTCCTTTAGTAAGTACTTACGTGTTGTGCCTTCTTGAATCTTAACCGTTTTAAAAACAATTTCCACTAATCTTCCACGCTTATAGATTAAATCAATCTTATCTCCTGGATAAAACTCAATGATTGGCTCATCTGAAACATCGCTATCAACTGAAATTTTGAAAGCGCCGTCCCCAACATATAGAGTATCTTTGATTGCTTGCTTAAACAGTTTCTTCAAATTGTTATCATCTGCAATCTTCTGCCATTCATCATTACGATTATTGACTTCGATTTTATTCAAATCACGAATAACAATATCCGTTAACACTCTTACGGTTAATCCTGGTAAGCCTGTATGAATCTTGTGAATAGGTGTAGACGGCGTTGCTCCCCAGAATGTTGCATTCTTATTGTCAGTGCCCTTTATTTGCTTATAGAGCGCTGATAATTCTGCTGGTTGGCCACGCATCCATACTCGGTTGATTCCTGCGTTAAATTCATAATCGTAGGCTTCATCAATCGTTACACCTTCTCGATCAGCAGGTTTTATTTCAAGCCATGATTGAATAGCTTGTTTGATGTTCATTCCAATACCCATTGGTTACTTTCCTCCAATTCCTATTTCTCTCTTAAATGGCAGCCAAGCATACTGATTTGCATTAATCGTATGATCGTTACCATCTTCAGGTTCATATTTGTTTTCCTTCCAGCTGTATACTTCCATTTCGTGGATGTGATTCTTGCAGTGGTCTAATACCAGGTAATCACCTTTAGCAATCCAACCCAGCTGCAGGTTGATACGGTCAATAATCTTTGTTTTCTTGTATGCTGGTATCACCTCGTAGATGCTGCCATTCAAGCGTTTATATTTCTGCCATTCTGTGATGGTTGCTTGATCGGCCGAATCCAAGAACATGTACTTCGCATATCCCCACTTCTCTCGATTGCGATCTGCGAAGTCGACTAATCTTTGTACTGTGTCGCTTGGAGCAATCGGAATCTGCAAATCTGCATTGTTGTAAACTTCTTCATCAAGTGTTACCAACTTGCCATCAACAGTTATTCCTTGGAACAACATAGCAATCGTATCAGGTGACTTTTGTGAGTAAGCTGTATCGATGCCTACCGTGAAAACCTTAAAGGCCTTCCTGAGCTTGTCTTTGCCACCTATTTGAGCGATTAATCGCTCGTATGTAATAACATTCGTTTTGCGTTCGAAGTTGCTAAAAACAAGCCCTGTGGCTCTTCCACGAAGCCCCTTGATTTTATTCTTCCAAAGTTTTGTACCAACTGGTACAGATTCGATAATCTGCTTTTTCTTTTCCGCAGATAATCCGTAGTTATCATCAAAATTAAAAAACCAGTGTATCCAGTTTGGATGCTCCGGCTCGTTTAAATCATTTAGAATCTCTTGTGGCGTTTCCTTTGTCCATTTCTGAATAGGACGGCAACGGTTAATGTACTCCTTGTATACAGGGAGTGATGGGTCGTCAGGGTTCAATGTCATCATGGTATAGTCTGCGCGCATAATAGACTCACGTACAAATTCCATATTTGCTGTGTTTACTTCGTCAATAAGTAAGCATCCGTACTGACCACCTAATGCATCCTTCCATTTCTCTTTTGTGGAATAGCCAACGATAAAGACAATCTTGTCTCCAGCCGTAGCATGCACGATCAAGTGTGGCATCTTGTACTCTTTGGATCCATTGCCTCGATACTCAACCAAATCCCCGAAGTCATCCAAAATACCAAGGTCTTTGTTAATCAGGTTCTTTTCTACCGTACCTGTATCATCACCTGCGATGATGTGAAGCTTCTTAGGGGATTGCCAAACCTTCAAGATAAACTTGTAGACTCCAACGGTTGTCTTACCTGCAGCAGTTGAACCTTCAAGCGCTTCTAGTTCTGCATCATACTTTAGAAATGCTTTGAACTTAGGTGATAAGATTAATCGCAAATCGCTCATTCTTCATCAGCAACCTTCAATTGTTCGATTACATCATCAACCTTAGACTGCTTTGTTTCTAGTCCACCCGATAGCTCGACTTTCTTTTGGAACATACCTAGATGTTCACCTATTAACTTTAAAGCCGTATTAGCTCCTTTACTATCAAAGGTAAATTCTGCATCAGAATCAACATACGAGTGCGAATCGGAATCCCACACCTTAACCGGAGTAGCTTGCATACATCTATTTTTAACTTCGATAAGGTCTTTAAGTACATCTGCTGCAGTTATCTTAGCTTCTTGAGCAATCTGCTCTTTCAGCTCACGCACGTACGCGGCAACGTTAGCATTTGCTAGCAGTCTACTAGAATTAGCAGATGCTGTTCTATCGCTTTTACAATTAGCATATACTAACTTGTAAGCACGTATTGCATTGAGATCGACCACATACTCTTCACAGAAACGCTTTTGCTTGTCTGTTAATTTCTTCATAGGCTTGCCCCTTTCTAATCGTCATACACACATTGGAAACTATCAGCCGGAAAGCTAGTACATGGAAAGATTAAACACAAAAGGAGTACTTATTGAATAGTTTTAGGGTGATTTCAAATGTTAAGCTGATAGTCTCGAATCTACATAAGAAAAAAAACCACAAGCTGATTGCTTATGGTTTTCGCCTACGCCCATTATACACCTAAAAGTCGTGGGACATGTCCCAAAATTTAATTAGTCATCAAAAAGAGTAGGTTGTTTAAAATCGCCCTGTTTATATTTACCGCATGAATAGACCTTAATTACTTTGAATGTTCTCTTTGTATTAACTAAAGGAACACCATCTTGATCAGTTCTAAAACAAACCTCTAAATCAACATCCATGTCAATCATAGAGGTAAATTCCACATACTTCTGGTGCACAGCATTTAAGAAATCTTCATCTTCTATATCTGCTTTTACTACCTCTCCACTGAAAACCAAATCCCACTTGGTCTTATTATGAAGATCAGGCTTTATGACTTTTACAATCGTACGATAATTAGAAACATTTTCTTTCACATTATTTTCTAAATTTTCTACATCAATAGGAACCGAAAGACGTTTGAACATGTCTTGAGGAATCGAAACTTCTCCATCATCTCCAAAATCATAGCTTAGATATGTGCGCTGACCATCTTTTTCAACGGCTCTCATCGTTTCAGATAACGATTTCTCAAGTTGTGAATCTTGCGTATATACGGTATAAGAATAATTATTGATTGTTACAGTCGAATTGTC